ATTCTATGTTATGGTACCCAGCGTCAGTAAGGTTTGAAAAATTATATCTATACATACTTTGCCCCGTACCAAAACACGCCATTTTTGCCCAAGAGTTTGAACGCCAACCCGACATATTGACTGCGTTGTAACTGCCTTGCGGATTAACACCGAACACCGCAAAAACTCTTAAATTATCGTTTGCATAAATACCAGTGTTTATATACTGTGTCCCTGTACTTTCAATGTATTCCACTTGCTGATAAGCACTCGGCAAACTCGGTAAAATAGTTTCCGCCATTTCATCAACGGTCATACTCCCACTAACGCCGAAACGAGAACGGATAGCGTCTGCAATAGCGGTGAGTTTGCTTTCTGTAATAATTGCTCTGCTCATAACATCACCGCCTTAATAAGAGCTTGTGTCGCCGTTGGCGAGCGTTTCGTCTATCGTGTTATCGTCCGTATCAATCCACAACAGAGAGGTGTCCGAGGGAGCGGATGATTGTGCGATAAAGCCGCCGTTGTTCGTGATTGTCGCAATTCCGCCCGATACAAGTGATGTTCCGTTCTGGTCTTGCACATCGGTGACGGGAATGGTCGGGTCTGGAATCGTAGCAACGCCGTCCGAAACCAAGGAAGAGCCGCTTGCATTCTGAACATCCGTTACAGGCACAGTAGGGATTGTCGGCTTGTTGAGAATGTATGCTTTTGAGGACGAATCCGATTCGTTCCAGTCAGCTTGCACTTGTGCGGCAGGTATAGTCGGTTTGTTTTCAAGGTCATTGTAACTACCGCTTGTTGCTACTGCGGATAATTCGCTTGATTCTGCATACACGCTCAAATCAGGCTTGTTCTTGATATAATCGGGCGCATCTGAATCGCTCTGATTCCAGTCGCTCTGAACAGAAGCACCGCCGCCGGTCGCTGAAATAACATTATTTTCTATTGTGATGTTTGCGCCTGCGGTCAAGGTGTCTTGTTTACCGCTTAATGCAGTAAAGACATCTCCGCCGATTACATAGCCGGTATCTCCGTCTGCGATTGTACCTGTGCTGATTGCATCAAGTTTTTCTTTTTCGGCGGGCGTGAGTGTATAGCTCGTGTAGCCGAGGCGTGTTACAGTTGTGCTGTCGAGAGGAACGGAATAACATACGAATTTTACTGCGTTTGTTTCTGATTCTTTTGCAGCCGCATAGATACAAACAATTCTGCTTCCGTCAACCCTATAAGATATAAATGCAACCGGGTTGTTGAGGATTGACATATTAAGTACACTGCCGGATTTGTACATTTCCCAGATAGTCTGACCGTATTCTTTTGCTTCGTGGCTGTTTCTCATAATCTCGTACTGATTGATTTTGGTTTCGTCGCCCGACAGCCTCTCGTTGAACGCACCGATCATCGCGATAAGGCTGTCTCTGTTGTCATCTATTCCGATGACGGTTCCGTCAAGGGAATCGCCCAGATACAGAGTGATTATCGGAGACTTCGCCACGATCGTCTCTTCTCCGTTCGTTCCGATCAACTGAAACTGGAGTTCCTTCAGAGCGGTCAGCTGGTCCCAGAGCGCACAGGTTATCTCTTCGCCTACATTGTAGGTTCGAGACGAAACGAGACCGCCGGAGACTTTGAACAGAATATAATAGAACGCGATGTCTTCATCCCTGCTCATTGCTGTCTCGGGAATTACTTTGAGTGTGACCGCCTGATGCTCTCCGATTTCGCCACCGTACTGCGACGATACGCTCGGAGCGGTTCCGGACAGGTCAACTGTAATGTTTTGCATTTGTGTGTTCCCCCTTATGTTACGGAATCGTGTATTGCTTCAATCTTACGACACCACTGGTTTACCATAGTGTAATAAGTTCGGTTGATGTTTCTATACGGCACTGAAGCGGGAAGAGTGTGACTTATTCCCGCCGCAGCGCACAGTTGCTTTACGTTTTCGTTGATAGCATCCAGAAGCGGTTGCATACTTTTGAGCGGAGTGTATTCCATATCAAACATTGCCATAGATGCTCCGAGAGTGACAGCCATCGTTGCGGCGAGCTCGTTCAGAGCGGAAATGATGTTGTATGCGGTCTGTGCCGATAGGTATTCATACTCGTTCTCGAATATCGGGAACGTATCAGATCTGACATACACCTCGATTGTTTTGCTCGGAGTGTAGGCATATTCATCGACAGATGTGATTGTAACCGATGCCTGACCGGTCGCAAGCGCAGTCAGCTGACCGTGCAGATCAACCGTCACAATGCTTGTATTGCTCGATGTAAAATCGACACCGCGCAATTGCGGAGAGAGACGATTTTTTTCTTCTGAAGCGTGAGCTATAATGTCATACTTCAGCTTTTGAGTGTCTCCGGCTGACATTGTCACCACATTGCTGCTCTCAATATGGTCAACCGGCAGCATTCTATCAGTCTTGATTAACGCTTTATTGCTTTTCCAATAAATTCTGCGGAAATTTCCTTCCGGCGGGTCATATCCCACCGTACAATCTACATATATCGCGATTCCATCTCGCACATAATTGATTTTTTCTTCCTGGGTATGGTTGATTGTATATGTCAGCTTTACCCCGGTTATTTGCTGATTTTCGTCGTATATGTATTCTGTGCTTGAGTACCACAAGCGCAATTCGATTAAGTCTGGGTCAGCAAGATTTTCTGTCAATGACTTGTTTTTATCATAATTAAGAAATACAGATGCGAGAGAATCCGCAAAAATTGTTTCGTCGCAAGTCACCTCAAACGTTCCCGAGACACTCTTTTCGTCGCGGAGAGCGAATATCGAAGTGGATGTCTGCGGCTCTTCGTGGTTTATCGGCAACGGAGTAATTGTGATGTTTTTCTCGAGATGTGTCACCTCTACGCCCGCCACTCTACGGCTTATCGAAAAATGCAGTTCCATAGGATACCAGGAAACATTGTCCGTTTTTTCGCCGTAACCTCTGCCGTACATAAAGTTGCCGTTTTTGTCTCCGTTCCATTGATGTGTCCAGTTGTCAAAGGTCACATTATCTTTTTGCCTGAGTGTTCTCTCGGCACTAACACCGGTATAATAAGTTCGGCTGGTCTGTGTCTGGCTCATTGTCGTGAAATATGTTCTGCTCGGATGGTCAGGCGTTCCGTTCACATACATTCTGCCGAAGAAATAAATCGTTTTGTCAATTATTGATTCGTGACACAGCACATCCGCATATACAGTCTGTCCGTCAACGGTTCCCATTGTGTACGGACCCAGAACCCAGTCCACATTGCCTTTGAGATAACTCGCATATTCTGTTGACATCAGCTCACCTTCCTCACAATTAAAGTTGCCACAGCTGCATTACTGCCCAGCTGTAAATCTATCGACCTGATTCGCCCCGTTACGGTTCCGTTGTAGAGCGTGGGTATCGAAACCAGGTCCCCGAGGTTTTCATCGGCATAAACTATTTCGGCAGTGAGCTCATCCCCGTTCACATAGTCTGCCACATAGCTTGCATTTTCTCTATACGAAATTGGATTTGATGTCCATACCGCTTCGTTTCTCATCATGGACTTGTCCATTACATAATATCCGTTTGAGTGATTATCGTTAACAGCAACATCAACATAAATAACGCTGTTTGAAGTGCATCTTTCCATCAGCTTCACATAAAACTCAACGCCGATATAAGACGGTTTCGCTTCATACCGTGACGAATCAAACACTCTGTCTTCCGGAATAGTCTTCACAAACGTTCTGCTCTTGAACTTGTCCTGATGTACTCCGGAGAGGTCCTTCCAGCAAGTAATGACCGAGTTTGTTGACAAACCGAACATTGCGATTGCTTCTCGGCTGTTCACTTTGTCGCTCCATATTGCGCTCACGTGTCCAGATGGTTCTTCGCTCCATTTAACATCCGCGCCGGCAAATAACAAATCACGACTATCGGTATCATCGTATGCTCCCAGCTCTTCAGTTTCAGTCGGTCTGAACACGGTATATGATTCGAGCTTTTGAATGTCATCTATGCACTGCAAGCTGAAAATGTCCTGCGCTTCTCGCTCAACCTTATCAATGATAAACTTGCCGTTATAGTATTCGGATTCAACGATTACCGTTTCGCCCTCTTCAGGGATGAAGTCTGCCTGAATCACTGCATCGCAAGTACATCCGGGCGCATCGTCCACGGTCAAAGCAATCTCGCCGTGAATATTGACCGTTCCTTCTATATCTTTTGCATACTTATCGCACCCGAAATCAATGCCGGTCAGTTTGCAAAAAACAGGGTCGGCATCAAGCTGATTATAAGATATATTTGTATACACGCTTATGTACAAGCTGTCAACTTGAGCGGTCCAATCTATGTCCGAATACTCTTCGCTAAGCGGGTCGATCTGAAACTCTTTTCCTTCAAAAGGAGTAAAGATTTCTTCATATGAACTGTCCGGATAATTAATACTCATATTCAGTATGTATTTCATATCATCCGCCATAGTGACTTTGAAACCCTTAGACAGAACCGCCGGCTCGCTGAACTCTATATCAACTTCAACACCGACATTTGTTGCACGATATTCAATTGGCTGAACCCCGATTTGACACCTCGCGATTCTCGTTATCATTCCGCTGACAGCTCCGATGTTGGAATCCGGCTCAGCAAAAACGGTTGAGAGTTCCGTGAGAGGAACGCCCAGTTTCTCAAACGAGTTATAATTTTCTTCGCAGCGGTTTGAGGGATGAAACAATTCGCTGTACTGGTCGTATTGAACAGGTCTTTCCGCTGGAGGGTCTATCTCATCACCCCACTCGGGAGCGTTGTTTATGACCGATACCGTATCTATTTTGTCAAGGGCACTTAACATATAGTCCCTGATTAATATTTTTGTCACGAGCTCACCTCGTTCTCGGTCGGCGTGGGAGGTGTAATTATACTGTCAACATACTCTTTCGCGGCGGCTTCGGAGCTGTACACGCTCTCTTCAATCCACTCCCCTTCTGCATCGAGGTAAGCTGTGCCGGTCAGGGTGATAGATGTGTTCGCAGTCGTTCCGCTGCCTTTTGCTACCGCGCTGAAGGTGGGCGGTACAAAATGAACATTCTTCAATTCCATTACACGATACTGAATACCGTCAGCAATTCCGGCTTCAGTTTGAATCCATATCAGTCCGACAGTCTTGTCATACTGAACGATGTCGTCAAAAACCGCAGACTTGCTGTTTTCTGGAAGACCCGCAGTGAGGACACTCACAGCTGCATCCTGAAACTGGGAGGCATATCCGCCAAGACGCGTCAGGTTTGTGTAGTTCGGTGCAACGCTCACAGTGAGGAGCGTACCGGCTGAATATGCGCTGTCTCCGTCAAGGAAAAATCCATATCCACATCTTAAAATCATTATGCTACGCCTCCGTTCAGAACTGTCGGAACAAACGAAACCGAATACGAATCGCCCCATACTTCGGCACCGTTTACAAAGTCCTTCATCATCCTTGTCACAGAAACTATGTGAGCGGAATAGCTCAGAGTGCCTATTGTGACATAATGTTCATTAACCGGTGAAATGAGCACATTGTAAAATTCATTCCACAGAGCGGACGAGCCGTTCATATTACGATAAACATTGATGGTTCTTGTTAATTTGGTTCCGATTACGTTGTACCAATCCGAACCGCTCTGAAGACGACGTGCTGCTATGCCTTCCTGAAGCTCGGCTATTTCTTCAACACTGTCCACAATCACAGCACTCGAAAAGTCCGTGCCGTCAATAATTATCGGAAGCATTTATATCCTCCTTTACCAAGCAGAATCCGCTCGGCTTATTCGTTTAAAATCAAGCTGCATCTGACGGAGCATCTGCGAGTAAGAACCGGTTGCCCGGACCTCGAAGGACGGATTTTTGTCCGCTCTGACCGCATCCGTCAATCTGTCCAGTCTGCGCTCAATAGAAAATATCTGTTCATCCCTCGCCGCGCTCTGTGCTTTTCTGTCCGCGTTCTCTGCGGCAGTAATAACAGCTTCACCCTGGTGAAGTTGCGCCGGATAGTTGTCATAAGGTACATAATCAAGACCGCCGGCGTGTTTGTTGTTTCTTGAATCCTTTTTTCGCGTTCTGTCGCTGCCTTTTTTTGATGAACTCTCTTCTTCGTCATCGTTACCGCCAGCAAAGATCTTCATAAGCCCTTTTATTGCTTCTTTTATAGCATTGAATATCTGCTTTGCAACACTCCACCAGTCATAGTGTATAAGCTCGTTTGCGAGGGTCGTCACCATCTCAATAGCTGCACTTATCAGATCCGGGGCGTTCGTAATCAGTGCCGAAGCCAGCTCGGTGATGAGCTGTATCGCACCTTCGAGAAGTGTGTGCATATTCTCTGGATCGCTGAACGCATTCACAAGCCCGGTCACGAGTGCAACTGCACCGTTTACAATAATGCTGATGTTCTGGCTCAGGAATGTCACAATATCATTTATAAGCTGAACCGCTCCGTTTGCGAGTTCGGTCATATTCTCTTCCGTGAACAGACCGTTCACCAACGCCGAGACAATCTCAAGCGCAGCATCGGCGAGCTGACCTATCGAGGAAAGAAGACCGGTTATAAGCTCCGGGATAAGTGTCGGAGCCATCTCGATGATGGTGTCGGTTATCATTTTGAAGATATTTGTGACTTTGGATATTACGCCGTCTTTTCCGTTCAGATCCTCGAAAAATGTGTTGATGCCGTTCTCAATTTTACCCATTGCGGAATCGTCGCCGGTGAACAGCCCGGTCACGCCTTCCATAACTTCATTGATGCCGGGAAGGAGTTCCGCCGATAAGTTATCTTTTATCATTGTGAACGTGCCGGTCATCGTACTCAGCGTATCATCAAACTGCGCTGATGCCGCGATGGCTTCGTCACTCATAACAAGACCGTAGTCTTCGGCGGCTTGCTTCATCGCATTGAAACCGTCAGCACCCTCAGCAAGCATCGGAGCGAGTTCATTCGCGATTTTGTCGCCGAACATTTCGTGTGCGGCTGCGGCTCTTTCGTCCGCATCCTCTATCGCATAGAGCTGATCGAGTGCTTCGGAAATGTCGAGGTCAGAACCCGCCTTCTGGAGCTTAACCGTTGCCGCCTGGAGTGTGTTGATGCTGGTTCCGCTCAGATCGGCAGCATAAGCGAGTTTTTGGTATTCTTCGGCAGACACGCCCATCTTCTGTGATGCTTTGTCAACGGTATCGCCGTATTCTGCCGCTTCCTTTGCTGAATCGAATATCGCTTTCCCGAGCGCGACCGCACCGGCAGCGAGTGCTCCGACGGCAGCTGTTGCCCCGCCGACGGCGGTCTTAACCGCAGCTGCGCCGGCACTGGCGAACTTCTGAGCCGCTTCTTTTGCGGTATTTATTGCTTTCGCCGCCTTCGGGTGTTCGTCTCCGAACTGCTTAACCGCGGTTTTCGCCTTTCCGAGTACGGATGTATGTTCTTTATACGCTTTGTTTGCGGCATCGTGCTGTTTTGTGAAGTTTTTGACCTGAGATTCGGCTGTTTCTACCTCACGGCAGAATTTGCGGTACTCTTCCGCGCCCATATCTCCGTTTTTGAACGCTTCTTCAACTGCTTTTTGCTGGTCTTTGAGCGCAGAGAGCTTATTCTTTGCCGCTTCGAGGCGTTCACCGGTCACAGTTGCCTTCTGTCCGAGCAATTCAACGCTGTCCGGGCTGAATTTGAGCCCTTTGTTTATCTCCGCTATCTCTTTGCCGAGGTCTCGGGATGATTTGTCTGCTTCCTGGACCGCTTTGTTAAATTCGGTAGCATCGCCGCCTATTTCGAGGGTGATACCCTTAACCTTGCTCAAGTATTATCGCCCCTTTACCTGAGAACTGATTCAATTTGTCCAGATCCGGCTCACTCTGTTCGTAATACCACGCTTCTCTCAGTTTCTTGATTCCTTCATCGGACTGTGCAAGGCGGTATATGACCGCATCTCTGAGAAGCCGATACCAGGTGAACACTCCGAGCCGTTCTGTTTCGATTATGTTCAATCCGCTGTAATCGGATATAATTTTCTGATTGTAGGTTTCGATATTATAAAAGAAGCCCTCCTCCTCCCTTTGTTCGGGAAAAGGAGGGATTATCAGTTTTTTTCATAAAGCACGGAGTTGAGCCATTCCGTGTAGAGTGTGCAGAGTGTTTTGAGCTTAACCGCTCCGAACGCTTCAACATACTCTCTGGCGAACTCAATTCCTTCTGTGTTGGAGTTCAGAATCGCAACCGCGTAATCTGTGAGCGCATCCATCGCCTTGTCCGGGTCGGATGCCTCTGTTTTATAGCGGTTGTAAACGGCGAACGGAAGATCCTGAAGGTGAAGTTCTTTCTGCTCGCCGTCAACCGTCAAATCCAGGGGTAGCTTATATGATTCAAAACTGAGGTCAATTCTTTCTACTGCCATGTCATTTTCTCCTTATCGTAAAATTAGTCTTCGACCGTGTAGGTCTCTGAGGTCAGCCAGTCTGTCGGCTTAACGGGAACGGTGCCGAGAAGAACAGCGTTGCCGCCGTCGTCTTCAACGTTGTTGCCGTGAGCAACGAAGCCGTCGGTGTTCTTTGTTTCGTCCTCAAGCCATTCAGCCCAGGTCAGATAGCTGCCGTTGTTGTACTCGGTTGAACCGATTGTGATTTTGCTCACATAAGTCGGTGTCACATAACCGTGAGTGCATCTGTAAATGTATGCTTTTCTGCCGGTGCTGTCGAAGGGCTCTGCCTCGAACTGAGCATTGAACATCGTGCCCGCGCCGGTTGCGAATGCGGCGGCGAGGTTTGCGGTGTTCGTGCCGGAAAGAAGAACATACGTGTCGGTGTCAGCTGCATCCTCGTGAGCAAAAATAACGATGTATTTCTTGCCCTTGTCGTTTGCAAGACCGCCGATTGTGATAGCTTCGTCGCTCACGCCGGTGGTGGAAGCAGCGTTGTCAATGAGCTGATCCATCAAACCGGTCTTGTAGTCGATGAAGCCGAATGCGAGATTAAGAGATTCATCGGTGGTGATGGTCTTCGTAATCTCTGAGAAGTCATCCTTCTCGGTGTATTTTGTCGCAGTGTAGTTCAGAGTTGCGCCGTTCTTAACGTGACCGGCGAGGTTGCCTTCAACCGCATAGGTGGCGATGAAGTCCTTGATCTGAGCGTTGGTCATTCCGCTTGTCAGCTTTACTGACTGGGTCTGCTCAACGATATATACGTGACCACTGCCGAGGATAATGTCATCCATATACCCTTGTCTCCTTTTCGTAGAATGTATCAAAATTAAAAATGCTCTCGAAGAGCTGTTCGGTGTTTAGATAATTCTGCTCTGCGCTGTACTTCAGATTTTGATTATACAGCCAGTGCTCAAACACCTCATCGTCACCGTCTTCGGAGTAATACTCAACAGTGACATCGTGGGCGCGCATCAGATTTGTGATGTCGCCGCCATCCGGCTCGATTCTGTCACGATAAACAATGAACGGAACAGACACACGGTTCGGAATGCCGTTTTCGTCTCGGACCGGAAACGCTTCCCTTGCAACCGGAATACTCGAATCGAAGCTCTCAAGCCACAGCTGAATGCTGCTGTATTTAATTGGTAAAATCACGGTATCGCCTCCAGCTTATTTGTGAGAACTTTTTCCGCTTCTTTATCGAGGTATTCCTGACCGTCGGCAAAATGCGGAAACTTTCGTGTTCTGCCGCCGTTTCTCAGAGCGTGCCCGTTTTCGAGAAGGTGTGTCAGTCTGTATTGCGGACCTTTCACACATACGATGCGGGTCGTTCCTGTTTTTGTGTCTGTTTCCTTAACAATTTGAAACGCAGAGATGTATTGATGCCAGTCGTGCCCCGTATCGGCAACAGTGCTCTGTTTTCGCGCCGCTTCAACAACTTTTTCCTTTGCTGATTCCGCAAGTTCATCGAACGCTGCGGACTGCGCTTTCGCAACATCTTCACTGTATGCCTGGAGGATTCCGGACACAACCGGTCCGAAGTCAACAGGGTCAATCTTCATACTCTGCGGTTCACCTCGTATTCAGTGAGGGTCAGTACGGTGTGGGGCGGCGTACCGTCTCGCACTGGCTGAACCATCTCAATGACATATTTTTCTCCGTCTATCGTGCAGAGTGAGTTGGGGTGAAAATACCTCACCTCGGGAACTTTAATCACACGAACAATCGCAACGCCCGCGCTTTTTGCCGCGTAATGTCGCTTGTATGACAAACCGCCTAAGCCGTAGTTGTACGATTTGCCACCGATGACAACGATGCCGTCAAAGAAAGTTTCAAATTGAACATTATTCTGATTCGCCATCTTCATCACCTGCGTATTTACAATTCAGCTCAAGCAGATCGCTTCTGTAATTGTCCTGAAACAGATTCTCAATGTGAGAGTTCGCGTATCTGCAATAAGCAATTACAAGCTGGCGAGCGAGCAAGTCCGATTCAAAATTGACCGGACTGCCCGCAACGTTAGCAATATAATCTGTTGCTCGGTCGAGATACGATGCGACCCTCTGATGTGTCTGCGCTGAAACTGTTTCGTGATCATAGCCCAGGTCGGCGAGGACTTCATCAATTAAAGTCGCATACGTCAATTATCCCACCGCCTCGTCGGGTTCTTCAAAGGTTAAGCCGCTGAGGTCAAAATACTGAGTTGTCTTGTGGGTGCCGTCGCTCTGAACGATAACGAAGCACTGTTCAAGCTCGGGAGTGATTTTGAACACGCCGTTGCGGTCCTGATCATCGAAGCACTCAACAAGGTCCATTCCGCTGGAGCTGGGCTGAAGACCAACTTTGAGCGAAGTGGTGTCAGTGTCAAGGTTGCTCCATTTAAGAGCAAGGAAGTAACCGTCTCCGGAAAGAGGACCGGAATCGCAAAGACCGCCTTCGATGAACTTCAGTGTGCCGGTGATTGCGCTGTCGGCAACTGTTATGGAAGTCTGGAAGTCGCTCTGCTTGAGTTCAGTCCACGGGAAGGTCGCTGCATCAGTCTCGGAGGCAACTGTGCAGCCACTTAAAAATTTGCTTCTTCGGTGAGAATGGTTCTCGGATGAAGGTTTGCAATGTTGTAGTAGCCGAAGCTGGTGTTGTCGATGGGAGTGCCGTTTGCAAGAATCTTTGACTTGTAAACGCGAACATCATCGAGGAATTTCGCTTCATCGCTGAACTCAAGCGCGCCGGACTTGCCGCCGAAGCAGATGCCGAGCTTGTAGTTCTTAGCTACACCGATGATAGCTTTGTTCGAGGAAACCTGAGTGCTCTTGATGAAACGGAAGGGAAGAGCGGTTCTGACTTCGTTGAACATGGGGTCATAAATGGCGGGGTAAACCTTGCCATAGTAGGTTGCGGGAGAGCAGACGAAGAGGAGCTCTTCAACGTTTCTCTCTCTGCCGTTGCCGTCAACAGCAAAGGTAGCGAAAAGTGAACCGACAGTTGCGGGAGAAAGGTCGGTCAGAGCGGTTGCTTCCTTCTGTGAGTAGCCGGTGCCGGGAGTGAAGCTGGAAAGGTCTCTGTCCATACCGGAGGGCTGATTGTAGCCGGTGCCCGAGAGGATAGCTTTCTCAAGGCCGCAGCCGACAGCTTCAACGAGTATTCTCATAACATAAGCAGCTATGAACTCTGCGCCCGCCTGGATCATATCCATTGATACGGGGATGAAAGCGGAGAGCTTGCAAGCGGTGAGGTCGATTTCGGAAACGTTTGCGTTGAGCTCGGTGGTGATAGCGGAACCGATTGCCGCCCAGGATGCGAGCTGAGCTGCCTGATTGTTCACAAGAATCTTTGTGAGGATAGTTGTGTCAACAGCATCCACAGCATCAACAAGCTCGAACTGGTCTTTGATGCCGTTAAGAACTTCAACAAGGAAGCTCTCGGGGTAGGTGTAAGC